AATTTTGGCTTAGAAGATATTGCTAACAGTGTTATCTCTTCATTGAATATAGAAGTTACATCAGGTGCTAAAGACAGATATTCAGAGCTTTTAAAAAATATTAAAGATATAGCTAAGGAAACAGGTAAAACTGAAGAAGAAATTTTGGAAGACTTAGAAAAATTAATTAAATAGTATTAAAACACAAAGGAGGCCATATATGGCTGGCAACTATTCAGCTTTCGGATCAAACGCTTATGGCGTATCTGTTAAGCAAGGTGCTTTCAAGACTGACAAAGGCCCCAAAAGTAAAACTTATCATTGATTTGCTATTGTTGTAAATGACAATATAATCGGTCGTATTCAGTCATGGCAACCAACATTTGCATCACGTGAAGGTACACATAAGTATGAATTATCTTATGTTTCTTGGGGAAGACCTGTAGATTATGTTCCTGGTCGTCAAACAGGATACACAATTGCTATGACACGTACAGAAATTTGGAATGAAGAAATTGAAATTGCATTAGGACTTACAACTACTGGAAATCCTTTTGCTGACTTGGCTGATCAGCAAGAACCTTTTTCATGTGAAGAGCAGCTTTTTAGATCTGAAGCTCCTTATCGTACATGGAAATATAATGGTTGCTGGTTAACAGGTAGAAATGAAGAAGGTTTTTCTGCAGAAGGTGATGCTATTTATACAGCAAACTGTGAAATAGCATATGTGTCAAGAATTCAAACTTTGTGACGTACTACAGCAACTTAATAACGCTTTTCTATTAAGAGAAGCGTTATTTTTTAAACATTTTCCTCTTCTTCACCATCTGTGTGTTCCATAAATACAGGAACTATTTTTGAATCTTTAATCTGAAGAACTAAGTAGTATCTTCCTATTACTGTGCTATTATCAATATTAATTATTTCAACATCAATAAGTTTATTATCCTGACTTATAACACGTAGTCTTAGATTATTTACATAATTTTTACATTTTTTTCTAAGTGATTCTGTGCAATTATAGCTCTGACATGTCTTACAGCATGAGGATTCCCAAGTATCTCTATACTTTTTTCCATTTTTACTTATCCAATCAGTTCTGAATGAGTCTGTGTAATTTCCATTTTCATCTTTTCCCAAATCTCTGTGTGCTTTTTCACTTTCAATCCATTTGTCCCTATTCATTTCTTCTACTTGAGTACATAAAAAATGAATAAATTCCAACTGTGTCTGCTTATTAATGTTGTTTGAGTCCATAGTAAATACCTCTCACATCAATTAGGTGTTATGCTATTTTCAATATGAGTGCCTACTAATAAAGTATAACAAAAATATGTCATACTTTCAACAAGTTTATTACTATTGTTTATTCGCTATAAAATTTATCTATAGCATCAATAGCTTCTATTACATTATCAGTAACTAAGATATTTGCATCACTTATGCTTATATAATTATTTTTTTCATACATAATATTTTTTATCCAATTCATAAGTCCGGACCAGTAATCCACTCCAATTAGTATAACAGGAATTTTTTTAGTCTTTTTTGTTTGAACCAGTGTTAGAGCCTCAAACATTTCATCCAAAGTGCCAAATCCTCCCGGCATAACTATAACAGCCTGAGAATACTTCAAGAACATTACTTTTCTAACAAAGAAATGTTTAAAATTAATTAGAGTTTTTATAAATGGATTATGAGATTGTTCAAAAGGCAATATTATATTTAGTCCTACAGAAATTCCGTTATTATCAAAAGCTCCTTTATTTGCAGCTTCCATAATACCTGGACCACCGCCGCTGATTATTCCGTACCCTCTATTTACTGCTTCTTTAGCAGCTTCATAAGCTAATTTATAATGTTGATGATCATTGTTTGTTCTGGCTGAACCAAAAATTGTAATACACTTTGGCAGGTTTTCTAATGTGGTAAATCCTTCAACAAATTCTGACATGATACTAAAAATACGCCATGTGTCCTTGTTATTACTCATATCAACCCCTTGTTGTTGGTTATAGTCTAAGATAAGGAATACTCTTGTCACTATAAATTAAATCAAATAATGGTTCTAATTTTTCCTCTGGAATATCACCTGGATCATTTCCTTCAGGAAAATCTACGATAGTTGATAAAAATTCATTTTTTACACCGTTTGTTACTTTGTTTCCTTGCTTATCAACTATTCCATTATATATAGCTCTAGAATGATCATATCCAGGGGAGTCTCCATCAAAGCACAATATAAATTTTTTTACTCCAAGTGAATGAAGAACAGTAGTTTTATACTGACTATAACATTCAACACCTAAATTAGCAAAAGCTGGAATACCAAGGCTTCTAAATCTTAAAGCTGAAAATATTCCTTCAGTCAGTACTACTGTGTCAACAACATCTTTAAATGGAAATAAAGCTTTCAAGCTTAGATCACCGCTGCTATTAAGTGATTTTGGAAAAGTTATAGCTTCTGCACCAGAAGAACAACAAGTATTATTGCAGTTTATACACTGATTACTTCCTACAAATCCTAAGCAGTCTCTCTTAGCATTTACCCAGTCATTATGTATCGACCACGGACATGTTTTATTTGGTTTTATATCAAGGTCTAATCTAACGTTAACATGACCCAAAATCTTTTTATTTTCAGTAACTTTAAAATGTATCCAATTCTTATTTCTCTTATTGTCTACATACATATAAGCATCATGGTATCTTAAAAATTCTTCAGTTAAACCACGCCATGTCCCTGTCCATGGAACTAAATTTGATGGAGACGCATATGGTATATCAACATCTCTAATATCATTAAGCATGGAACTTGCTGAAGCTAATATTGTGTCACCATCTATATATTTCTCATCATAGGGTTTTACTTGAAGATCTCTAACTAACAGATTATTCCAATGACCAGCATAGTCTTTTCCACATACCCAGCAATGCACTGAACCAGGAACAACCTTTGTTTGAGTGTGTATAGCACAGTTCATTTTACTGGAACTATGATTAGGGCACTTAATCATTATGTCCCTACGTTCAACACGGTAAGGCCATCCAACACGATTAAGTTCAGCGCAGGCAAATGTTTTAAAATCCATAAAACTATCTATCTAAGCACTTTGTGCGCTCAATCTTCCCAAGGAAGCTTATTAGGGTCTCTTACTTCCAGTTTTTTTACAGGAACTGAAACTTCATCTTCCATGCAATATTGAATAAAAAATTCAGTAACATTTAATTGCCATTTTTCTAAAGCTTCTATAGTTTCACGTAATCTTTCTATTCCATTATCGAAGTCGCTATTAAATTCTTCAATATTTTTAGCAGTTATTCTTTTCTGATTAACTAAACCTCTTGAATCAGATAATGTTTCAACACCAAGTATAAACTGTTCTGCACTAATATCAAAGGCATCAAAAAAATCCTGTCTCATCTGAATAATTTCTTTTTTATCCATGTAGTCCTACCATATTTATTAATTGTTATGAATTGTCACTATTATATTTTACATTATTATTGTCATAACTTAATAGATTATTTTATGACGTGAACTACCCTTTGGCTTAAGACCAAATGGCTTCTTGGTCAACAGAACTTATATGTGCTGAGTATACACAATGTTACTTAAAATATCAAGTAAAAAATAAAATTTAAATGTAGTTATTTAAAAATGTGACTATACACTGTAGTTCTTACATTTATAACTGGAACATTCTAACTTTGCTCTTTCCCATTCATTTGGTGCCCATGGACATGCATCACCAGGCTTTATATTCAGAGACTGAACAGATGTTGAGCACTTATTGCAGTTATTAAATACACATATATCTTTTGGCAAATCAAAAATAACTATGTTATTTCCATCATTTTCAAAATCTATTCCTGCTTTTGATAATAGATCACGTTTATCAATCATTTTTATAAACTCCTATAACAATAATAAATTATTAGCTTTTTGTGTTTCTGTTTGTATTCCTGATAACAACTGTGGAGAATCCCGCGGTATAGGATCGTTAAGACTTATTTCATATTTACCATTACTGTCACTTATCTTTCTGTCAGATAATATTGTATCTACTGATCTATAATCTTCTTCTTTAAAATCACCTACAGTAAGATTTTTAAGCATATTGAATTCTTGAAAAATGTCACCCTTCTTATTCTTAGCTATATGAACAGTTATATCTTGAATAGTGTCTTTATCTATCTGTACCGGCATACCAATTCCACACCTTGCTAAAACATAACTCATGAGTTTTACTTTTCTTTGATTTCCATCTAAATTTGATTTAATACAATTTAGCATTCTATCTTTATTCTTGTATGCCTTAGTACTTATTATTGCATCAAGTGACTTGTGTGCTTCAGCAAATGATAATTGCAAAAATTCATCTTTTTTATCAAATAATGGTATCATTCTCAGAGCTTTTTCTGGCTTATACATAGCCATTGCTGCTGTGGCTATGATTGGCTTGTAACCACCTGTAACTACTCTATCTAACACAGATGCTTGAGCACCTTCAGAATTGTCAGTACCTTGATTTCCTCTCAATTCAGCTATCTGTTGCCTGAGCTTCTTGTCTTCTTCCATGTTAGCCATTTCTGCAGCTAAATCTACACCAGCAGCTGCAGCATATGTCTTTAATGTTATTGGTACACCCTTGTCATCGGCTGAACTTAATATATCCATGTAAGAACTATCAGCTTCCGGACGCAAAGCTTTTGTCCATGTAACCTTTGGTATAATTAATTTTTGATCCTGTGGATTTTTCTTTATTTTTATACGATGTGCAACATCTGAGTGTTTAACTTCGTAAAATTCATTAGCAATTGCAAGTGATTTGAAAATTCTATTATATAATAATCCAGCAGTAATTTCTTCTCTAAGTGCTCTTAGAATTTCTACAATAATTGACATTGTAGCCTCAAGAGTGGAATAAGAAGAATCACCGCTTAAAAAACTTTCATTTACACATAAAGCTCTCATTTTTCCATTATTTAAAAAATCAGCTTCATCAGATATTTTCCATCCACCCCCAGGATTTCCAATTTCATTAACTTCAACACCTGTTCTTGTTGCTACAGCACCACCATGTGGATCTTCATCTGCCTGTATAAAAAGCATTGTCAAAAAATCCATTTCTTGAGAAGTGGGTTCCCAAACCCCATCTATACCTGCTTTTATATGCAACAGATCTTTCTGCCTTCTCCTAGCCTGTATAGCAGTACCTGTTAAGAGTGCTTTTTCTAAAGCCCAATATGGTACAATACGAGTAAGGTATGAAGTTCCAATCATGTCATAAGGAGTAACTTTTCTTGCTAAATAAATAGTATTATCAGGTTCAAGCGGAATGTATCCTGATGAACTTAACTGACTTAGAAATCCTGCTGGGATAATTTCTTTAGCTGCAATGTCTCTTGGGTCCTGGCTCCTTACAAATTTTTGCATAGCAGGAGATGATTTTAAATCCACTTTGGGATCAAAACCTAATACTGGTCGTGGTTCAATTCTAAGCATGTCTGGATCATGTGGTATAAGACTTTTCCATATACCTTCATCAGAGTCAAATAACAAAGAAGCTACCATTTTACCTAAAGTTAGATACTCAGCTGTAATTGATGGAAGCATTGGAACTATGTTAAGAGATTCACATGATTCCTGATAAACTCTGAGCATCTTAGGATCACTAATGCCAGTCAATACAAAATCAGACCATGGCAATCGTGACATCAAATCAACTGTCGGACCAGCTACACTATCTCTAAGATATATAATTCTATACATCTTATCAATGCTGCTGGCATCCTTACCTATCCAGTCATCTATAATAGATGGCTCATCAAGCCTATCCATAACAGGATTCATACGGTTTAAGCTATATGCTCCACCTGCGTTACCAGCAGCACCACCAGAATTAGATACTTGTGCATGTACTCTATTACGAGCTACTGGATTATTTCCAAAAGTAGATGGCTTATTATATGAGTCATAATAATTTCCTACTGCTTGGTTACGCTTATTAAAATCAAATAGCATTATTATGATTTCCTTGTAGGCATTGCTACTCTGTGTGTCTGACAATATTTTACTTTTCTTCCTTGAATTAATTCAGCTTCTATATATTCCTTATTACACAAAGGACATTTATCTGTTTCAATTTCAGGAACTGACTCAGCTATTATTCTATTTGTGTGTGAATCAATAGCAATATTTACGACGCTACTCATTGATTTAACGCTGTCCAATGAAATATCATCAGGGACATCAGCAAGCCTGCATGATGCAACTACTGAATAAATGTCTTCTTCTGTAAGATTGATATTTCTATCTTTAGCAATACTGTTTATTAAATTATGAAGTCTCATATTATATCCTTTACAGTACGGTTAACAAACTAATACAATTAATTTAACAATTAATGACTCCTTGGCCTAAAAACAGCAAAATCTGATTGGTTAGCTCCACCAGCCATTCCCCCACCAGAACCACGAAATGATCCAATACACATAGAGCTTCCTGATGATGACTTCTGTTGACCAGATACTTTACGTGATAGTATGTCTTCCCTTAACTTATCATCAAACCAATAAGCACAGGCTAAACTCATAGCTCTAAATATGTCATCAAATAATCCATCAATTGATGGCTTCATAACTTTTCTTCCAATTTGCCTTACAGTTAGTATTTGCCACATTAATTTTAATACTGGTTTACCACGTGTTACTGATAATAAATCATCAGAACTATCTTTAAGTGTCTTAATAGGTAACTCAAGTTTAGGAAATTCAATGAGTCCTGACATTAGTGCACCTTGAACATTCTGTAAATCTGTCCAATTTAAAGAATATTTTTCTGCTAAGAAATTTCTATTTTTTAGTGCATGTATATGATGAAGGCATTGCCATTGATCGAAAGCTACTTGAACTACATGAGCTTTTTCGCATATAGGTAGTATAGCTTCATTAAACATATATTCAAAATCAATTTCTTTACCCATTGGTTCTACTTCAATAAGTGCATCAAACACAGGCATATTTTTTTCTTTATTCCAGTGAGATAAAGTCAAAGTAAATGAGTTATAATTTTCTCCTGCATCAACTGTAAGTATTCTTGGAATAATTGTTTTAGGATGTGCTTTAACTTCAATCCACGTATTTTTTTGGTTATTTTTTGGTATTATAGTCAATGTACTTTGTATATTATTAGGATTACACAATGACTCAAGTTGATCAATATCAGTAAAGTATGGAGAACTTGACCATGGTGGCTGTGCACCGTAATCTCTCCAAAAGACCAAATCATTAGAATACTCAGCTCTGATTCCTTCATATGTCTGTCGTGGATTAAATTCCCATGTAGCCATATGAGATGCACATATTCTTTTATTCTTCTGAGCAGCCTTAACTTGTCGCATTATTTTATCATTAACATCAGATGGTGAAGATATGTTACACATTACTGCTTGCGGAACATTATAAATACCTTGTGCTCTTAAGTTGTCAGCTGCAGCTTTTAGAGTTTCCAATGAGTTATTTAGTGCTGCATAAATACCTTCTGCAGATATTTTAGTCTTTGTTGAATCAATATTAGCATCAAACCAACCAATTTCATCTATTGCTGCTCTCCATCTTGTTTGTCCACGAAGACCTCTTGTACTGGGACTTTCACAATATCCTGTTAAACCTTTATGGCTATACAAGTAAAAAGTAGCTTTATTGTGATATAAAGGTATTCCAAGTTTTTCTCCGTAGTAGTCAAGAAGCTTATGATATTCTTTGAACCATGGACTTAAATCATAGTAAGGTTTAAATTGCTGCCATAAAGTCTTTTCTGCCTGACCCATGCTTGATGCTGTAAATGTATGAACAAGTGGAGCACCAGGAAGCAATCCAAAGAATTTCTGTGGATTTGGCAACATTACGAATTCTTCTAAACTGTATGTGGTGTCCATTGCGATGGTCGCTGAATTATGATTAATAAAACCACCACTCCAAAACTGATGAGTTTTAGGAAGAGTGAAATCATAAGTCTTTTCAAATGTTTCTTTTATTTCTTTAACAGTGTCAATAAAGCAGTTAGTTGTTAAAAATTTTAGATAGTCTAAGTCTTCTTTTAAAAAATCTATCAGACCACTGTATTCAGAATTTTCTATTTCTTGTATAAACCATTTAATATGATGTGATGTTAAACCTATTTGTTTTATCCTTTTCATCTTTTCAGATTTAAATCCATATGTAAAAATTGTTCCTTTACATGCTTTAAGGCATTTCTGATATGCCATGCCATTTCTACTACATTCTACGTATCTTTTATGAACATTATTTTTAAAGTAGGTATCTATTTTATAGTATGCATCAAAAAACCTTTTTTTAACTGAATCAGGATAGTGATCAAAAAAATAAACACAATCCTTTGTTACATCATTTTTATACCACTCACAGGCATTTTTTAATTCTGTATTTTTCCTGTCACTAATAAATCCTATTTCATTTTTAAAAATGTCTAAAAATTTTCCTTTAATACTTAATTCATATCCAGTAGTATCATGTTTCTGATTTGCACCACCGTTAGTAGCCCATGTATTTCTTGTTCTTGTATCTGTAAGTATACCTAAATTAAGAAGTATTGATTGTAATTCCCTGAATAATCTAAAGGATATTGTACTGTAAGATACATTCCTGTCACCTTTTATTACACATCCATCACCCTCATACAATGATCTCAAAAACCCTAATACAAATATCTTAGGAGACATTCTAATGCAGACAGGAACTTGCTTATAAGAAGATTTAAATAAATCAGCTCCTATAAATTCGAAAAATTTTAATATTTTTTTACCATATAGCATTATACTTTTTTCATTTCTTTTTACATATTTTCTACCAAATAAAGATACAGATATATTTTCTATGTCATCTAAAATATCATTATCAGTGTTACAAATAGATATACCTGATTTCATCACACAGCCTTCTGACACATAATAGCCTAGTAGTCTTGCAAAATCTTTTGTCATTTCTTTTGGAACATTGGGATCAAAGCCAGCTCTTACTTTGTAATTAGAATCTTTAATAAAAGCATTCCAGACATCATTGAAACCACAAAATGTTGGAATTGTAGAACTCCATATATTTTGTCCATATTTTATTAAAACGCTATCTCCTATTTTTATGTCACCATGTGTTCTAAATACTATGTCACCATTATCGTCAATTACTTTTATAGGATGATTGTATGTTCCACCACTAATGTATCCATGCTTTGTATATATAGACCTTACTTTATCTTCTTTTTCTTCATAAAAATGAGATGTCAACTCCATCTCACTTCCATTCCATATATTTTCAACAAAAGGAGTAAATCCTAAAATTCCTTTCTTAAATTCATCTATTCTATACATACCGTTCTCAGAAAGTATTATGGAATCGCGTTTTACGCATTTTCCAGAACGCTGACCGAGACATAGGGCCAACTCATAAGGAGCATGAAATATTCCTTCATGCATAAAATCCAACTGAGTTTTACCACATTTTGGACATTTTCCATATTCAAAGCACTGAACTCTATCTATAGTGTTTGCTATCGATATGTCTTTAGGTAAATTTAAAATCCCTACTTGTTCCTGTAAAGCAGGATCTGTACAGTCTGGACAAAATTGTTCATGAAGCTGCAACTCAATTTGAATTTGCTTCGCATATGGACCATTGCCAACTGCGCCATTACGTGTGTTACCAAGATTTAGAAATTTTTTACCAGTAAGCCAGTCAAGAACATTTTTTGGACGAGGCATATCACTTTCATCAATTTCAGACAAAATACTAGGATCAAAAGAGTTGTCTATAAGCTTATCAACTTCTCTTGATGGATCAAAATTTCCAATATCAATTTTATTTTTCTTAGTTTCTGAAAAATTAAACATATTTGACATAGTATCATATACTCACAAATTAAGGTGAACTACCTTCACTTAGGCAAAAGCCTTGAAGTGGGAGGCTTCTTGGTCAACAGCATATACTAATGCTGAGTATCTCCAAGCTAACAAGGTCGTTCCGACCTCAGACTACCTCACACTTCTATGAAGTAAGTTTTAACAAATTTCGACTTGCGTTTTCATCTCTATCATGTACTGTGTTACACACAGGACACTGCCATTCTCTCACTTTGAGATTTTTAACATCAACATTTTTGTAACCACAAACGGAACACATCTGACTACTTGCATAAAACCTTGGAGCTACTATCAAGTTTCTACTTTTCAACTTTGACTTGTACTCCAACATCCTCCTGAATTCTGACCAACTGACATCAGAAATACTTTTAGCAAGTTTGTGGTTTTTCTGCATCCCACTTACGTTAAGATCTTCAATTATTATAGTTTGGTTTTCACTTGTTATTTTTGAAGACAACTTATGCAGAAAATCTTTACGCTGATTTGAAATTTTGTTATGAATTTTAGCAACTTTATAACGGGCTTTACGCCTGTTAGCACTACCTTTTATTTTTCTTGAAAGGCATCTTTGAAGGTATTTTAACCTGCCTTCAGACTTTCTTAGGTGCTTAGGATTTGCAATGTGTTCCCCGTTTGAGAGTACAGCAAATTCCTTAATTCCAAGGTCTATAGCTATTTTAGTATCTAAAACTTCAGGTAAAACATTTTCAGTCTCAACCAATATTGATGCAAAGTACTGACCGGAAGGATTCTTGCTAATTGTAGCTGATTTAATATTTCCAGTAAAATTCCTATGTAGCTTAATTTTAACTAAAGATTTTAATTTGGGTAATTTAAGTTTTCCATCAATAATAGCAATAGTCCCATCTTGATTATTGGTTTTATAACTAAAGTCATTAGAACTTTTCTTTTTGAATTTAGGAAAACCTGCAGCTTTATCTTTGAAAAACTTAGAATATGCAGAATTCAAGTTCAAATAAGTATTCGCTAAAGCTAAAGAATCAACTTCTTTTAGAAAAGGGAATTCTACTTTATATTGAGCATAGTTATTTTTTAGACTTTGACCTGTAGTTTTGTAGTGTTCTATTCTGTCACTTAGCATCCGATTATAAATAAGCCTTGAACATCCAAAAGTTTTCGCAAAGAAAATCTTCTGTTCAACGTTTGGATATAGTCTATATTTGTATGCTTTTAGCATTTTTTACCTTGATTTTCTATGTATTTTGTAACTAATACTAAATGATAGTACAACAAAAACACAGAATGACTATTTGACTCTAAATTATCCATATATATTACTTAACAAGTTTTTTATAATTTTAATTGATTTTTTTGAAAAAAGTTAGTAAATTAGATCCAATTCATCCCACCACTTAAAGAAGTGTGGGAATTCTTGTCTTTAAGGTTAAAATTCACATTAAGACAATAATATGACAGGAATTAATTTCATCCTGTCATTGATAAAAGCTTACCTGCTTACAGGTGTCAGAATCTTTTTGTACTTTTCAAACTTCATCTTAAGACCTTTAATAATTTCATCTTCAAAAGTTTCTATTTCTTCATTATTTTTATTGACATTTTTTATTAAATCAACAGGTTTTTCATTGCTAATTAATGAGTATTCAATTGAATCATCATTAGCTATTACTTTATCAATGGATATTAACTGCTTGTCATGTTCTTCATTATATACTATTTCTTGACCATTGCTTTCATCAACTTGTGCTTCAGATACCCAAAAAGCCTTTGTAATTTCACACAATTTATCAATAAGATCGGAAACAGGTACATCATTAGTTTCTGCAGTTTTTTCTAATGATGCTGTAGTTACATTATCTTCATTAATAAATAAATCAGCTATCAATTCCAGATTTTTCTCTTCACAGGATTCTTTATTACTTTCAGCTAATGCAATGTCAACAGACGCTTCAGTAGGAATATATTGCTTTATCTGCTTTATTTCCTGTTCAATCTCATTGTTAGTAATATCAGTATTTACATCAAAGTCTATACCAAGTGCTTCTAAAATCTGATTAGCTAAAGATACCTTATTCTTCTTTTTTAAAGTTGCTACTACCAATGCTACTGAGTCATTCATATAATTTCCCTTGTTATTGTTATGCCTGATATGATACAGGCTCATTGTTTTCATTGTCATTTTCTTCTTCTTTATTACTACTTCCGCTGTCTAAGTTAAATTCACAATCAAATATTTCACCTAATTTATTTAAAGAATTTTTATATATTGATGTAAGCTGCTCACCAAAATTTTTTGACATGAGTGTAAGTTCGTTTTTTAATTCTTTGTTGTATCCTACTTTATCTATAACATTTGTTATGTTTTCACCCATAAATTTTATAGCATCTCTTATAGTTGGCTTAATTATGCTTTCTACAATTTCCTCTACTTTACTTTCATTATTAGACAAATTATTAATATCTTTAAGTGTTGACTGTATTGTACTTGCTAATTTGGTAACAGCATCTGCATTATATGAATTTGGTGCTGATAAATAAGTAACTTTAGCCAATTCAAACAATGTTCTACATGAATTTAACTGTTTTACAAGTGTTTCTCTTGGATCAACTTTATCTGTATTATACATATTTGAATAATGTTCACCTATGCAAGCAGATATATCTTCTACCTTAAGGTTAAATTGCTTTGCGATAGCTTTTGGTGAAGCACCACTATCAAGAAGTGAATGTACAGCTTCAAAGTCAATAACATTTTTAGGCTCATTTACAGCATTGTCGTTGTCACTATTAATTTCATCAATATCACTATCATCATTACGTTTTCTTGGCATATATTCCCCAATATCACTTAAGTTGTAGACATTATAAATGTAGGTAAACCACCAGTTGTGTACTGAAGAGCGTAAATTATTTCATCTAATTTTTCAGCTGCTCTATCACCTGTTATACCTGTTTGATCAACATGCACAGCTCTTTTTATAAGTCCTTTTTCTGTACGTGTTGCTTCAGATGGAAGCTTATCTCCTATATTAGCCTGAACTCTATTTATAGTCTGTTCTATATTTATATTTTCATCTGGTGGACCTATATTAATTGGAATATTAACTGATGATTCCGTGCTTACTTTTTGTTTTACAGTTACGCTATCTCCACTAACAGATAATACTGTTTTTCCGCCATTATTATATTTTGATCCAATTATTCCAAAACTATCATCTGCTAAAATTCCGTTAGTATTGTTAAATATAATAGTATTGGGGCTTATGAATGCCTTGATAATTTTATTTAATGATCCATTAAAAGGAGGATACCTGTTGATTGTACGAGCTTCAATAGCATTGGCAAGACCTGTTAAAAACAAAATAAGGCTTTGGTCTTTACTGACATTATCTGGATCTTTGTTCCACACAAGACCATCTGTGCCTAAATTTGCTTTAACTTCAGGTGTTCCATTAGCATCAGCAACTGTTTTTATGGAATCAATAATATCATCAATAAAAGCCATATTAGTTCCTTTATCTTAAATTAACATAAAGATGGATAACAAATCATGAATGACGAAAAAATTAAAAGTATATTGAATGATGCTTTGAAAGTTGAAATAGAGAAAGAGTATACAACAAGTGCCCGTGGCTCTAACCTGCCAGTGTGCAAATTGGATCTAATTTTGCACCACTTCTCTAAAAAGCATGGCACATTACCAAAAACGAAGACATCATTCAAGACTAAATATTACTTGGATATAGGTAATGCATTACATGACTTGTTCCAAGAATGGCTCACTTATGCCTATGCGGGTAAAATATTTGCTAACTGGAAATGTCCTGTGTGTGAAGAAGAAACAACAGGCTTTGGACCTGTTTATTGTGCAAAATGTGATGAATACTATAAATATGAAGAGATAGAAATATCTGATAGAGGATTCAGCGGACATGTAGATATGATAATTGATCTGTTTGATGATGGTACATTATGGGTGATAGACTTTAAATTTCTAACTAAACCCGAAAAAGATAGTGTATGGACATACGAATTACAGGTAAATTCATACATGACAGTTCTGAAAGATATGGGATTTCCTGTGGTAGGTGGAATGGTTTGGCACTTCTGCAGAGAAAAACCTTTTGATTTTGAAAAAGCCAGATTCTATTCAATTGATCATTGTCCTGAAGTTCATGAATCATTTATTCAAGAACTTAAAGATGCTGAGAAATTTATTGAGTATCCTGACTATAACTCAATTCCAGGAGGAATATGCACATCAGACAAAGATGTTGAAGGTATGCACTGTTTATGGGGTAAAGTATGTGGATCTCCATGTGCAAAATCTTTGGTGAAAAATATAATTGTTGGTCAAAAATAGTTAATTCTATATATGTAACTATAGATAGCACCTATCATCATCAAAGTGAGGCAAAATATGATATCTTGGTTTTTGGCACTACCTCTTCTTTGGCAATTGATCATTTCATTTGTGACAATAATTTCTGTGGTTGTGATGAGCATATTTGGAAAACTTGCTGTAAAGAAAGGAAAATTTACAATTGGCTTGGGTAAAGATTCTCCAAGTTCTACTGATAATAAAACGGAAACGGAAGCAGATAAAGTTAAACAGGATAAAAAAGTTAAAGATAGATCATGTGATGACTGCTATACAATAACTCGTCATAAATATCTTCAGGCTGATAGAAAAATAAAAGCACTTGAAGAATCAAGGATGCAAAAGATATACGCCCAGATGGATCAGAAACTTGAATATTTCCAGCTTTCCATGATTGAACAATATTCTCAAAGACTAAATTTGAGTTCAGTTAACAATACCAATAATCAAGATGATTGCATATATGAAGCAAAACTTAATGAAGCACTGAATAGAGTACGATATGAATTAAAAAGAGCACTTAGAGAAGATGGATTTGATAACTGTGTAGAAGATTACAGTACTTACGTTAAAAATGAAGCTCAATCAGTAAAAACAATAATATATAATCACTTGAGATCTGTCTACCCAAAGTTTGGCATGATTTTAAGTAAAGAAGTTGTTTTACAAGATGTTGAGAATGCTTACAAGCAGATTGAATTAAAAATGTTTGAGTTCTTTGATTTTGCAAAAGAAGTAACAATCCAGATAACAGCAGAAATAGATGAAATAGATGAGGACTGTGATAGTGCTTGTAGGTCAATAATTGGAATAAACAAAAGTTGTTAATTATACTTTAAAAAATATTGGTTAATAATATGCCTTGCAAAGTCTTTCAAATATTAAAAATTGATCATAAAAATACATCTAAAGATTGTTTCAAGTCACCAAACTTGTATGATGTGTATGTTGAGATACTGCATGACAAGGGTGATACATCACTATGCAAGGTAATTTACTACAAAGAAAGACCAAAGATGTTTGCATCTCTTTATGTTGGGAAGCACATTGAACTAAATAAAAAATTACTAATTCCTACTGAAGTGTTCCCAAAATACAGTAATAACATTACAAACTGGATTGATAGGGTTAATGAATT